TAGATTGTGATAATGTTAGATTTAGATATGGTACACCAGAAAAAATAGGTGGTTGGAAACAATTAGGTGAAAGTAATTTAACTGGCGCAGGACGTGGTCTTCATCATTACGTAAATAGTCTTGGTAGAAAATACGCAATTATTGGTACAAACAGAATTTTATATGCATACTCTGGTGGTGTGTATTACGACATACATCCTATTAAAACTACAACAACGCTTTCAAATGCATTTAGCACGACTAACGGATCATCAACGGTCACATTAACTTTTTCATCTGATCACAATATATCAGCAGGAGATATATTGTTATTAGATAATTTTTCTACAATCACAGATTCTAATTTTGGATCATCTGATTTTGATAACAAAAAATTTATGGTTACAACTGTGCCAACAGGCACAACATTAACTGTTACAATGCCATCAAATGAATCTGGATCTGGTGCTACAACATCAGGTGGTATTAGAGTTCAACACTATTACCCTGTAGGACCAGCTGTGCAAGCAAAAGGTTTTGGTTGGTCTTTAGGGACTTGGGGTGGTGAAGAAGTTGGAGCTGTTACTACCACGATTACAGGTGCAATAAATGCTTCAGTTACAACTGGTATTACATTATCCGATACGTCACAATTTCCAAGTTCAGGTACAAACTTTGTTTTAATAGGCACAGAAGAAATATCTTACACAGGTATTAATTCATCTAATGAATTAACAGGTGTTACAAGAGGTGTAAGAAATACCACTGCAGCATCTCATGGTGCAGGAGATACGGTGACTAGTACCGCAAATTATATAGCGTGGGGTGAAGCTGCATCAGGTGACTTAGTGTTAGAACCAGGTATGTGGTCATTAGATAATTTTGGTGATAAAGCAATTTGTTTAATACATGACAGCGCTGTGTTTGAATGGGACTCATCATCTAGTGCAGCAACAGAAACTAGAGCAACTATTATATCTGGTGCACCAACAGCATCACGTCACATGTTAGTATCTACGCCTGATAGACACTTAGTATTTTTTGGAACAGAAACAACTATTGGAGATACATCTACACAAGATGATATGTTTGTAAGATTTTCGGATCAAGAAGATATAAACACATATACACCTACAGCGACTAATACAGACAGAATGCTTGTGTTGAAGTTGATGGTTCTGCATATTGGATGTCAGAGAATGGTTTCTTTAGATACGCTGGTAAACTAGAATCACTACCGTGTTTGGTAGAGGATCATGTGTATGACAATATAAATTTAGATTCTGGTAATCAAATGGTATCAGCAGGATTAAATAATTTATTTGGTGAAGTAATATGGTTTTATCCAACAACAGGGTCATCAGTGGTTAATAGACAAGTTACTTATAATTATTTTGATTCATCACCACAAAGACCTGTATGGACTGTAGGAACACTTGCTAGAACAATGTGGGAAGATTCAGCAGTATTTGGAAAACCACACGCATTAGAATATGATGCAGGGACTGATACATCGTTTGATGTTGTAGGTAACACAGAGGGTAGAACAACATACTATGAACATGAAACAGGGACTGATCAAGTTAAAGGTGGAACTGTGACAGCTATTACATCTAATATTACTTCTGGAGACTTTGATATTACACAAAGAATAGTTGGTAATCAAATGACAGGTATAGCTGATTTTAGAGGAGATGGTGAACATTTAATGAAAATTAGAAGATTTATACCAGATTTTGTTTCACAAACAGGCAATACTAGGGTAACATTGAATTTAAGAAACTTTCCAAATGATACGTCCGCGAGCTCGTCTCTTGGACCATTTGATATAAGTTCGTCTACTCAAAAGGTAGACACTAGAGCAAGAGCTAGAGCAATTGCTTTAAAAGTAGAAAACACAGGATCTAGTCAAAGTTGGAAGCTAGGAACTTTTAGATTAGATACGCAACCAGATGGACGTAGATAATGTCGATAGATAAAAAAATAAGTTATGTAGAACAAGATGGTTCTTTAAATTTTATAAAAAACTCTAAGTCTGTAACTGTTCCTAAAAGATTTAAAGCTAGAAAAAATGCACCAGCAACTAAGCTAGCATACATCACAGATGCTGAAGCTAAGATGTTAAAGAAAATGAAAAAGGGCACACCTCACAAAGGACCAAAAGGTATACCTAGCTATGATTCGTTTGGATCAATAGATGCAAGTGGTAAAGATACTGGTATGGCTGGTGGTGATGTTAGCAGAGCAGAATCAGGAGATTTTGGTCCAATTGGCGGAGGAGGAGGTCCACAATTACCTCCAGGAGTAAAAAGAAAAACAAAACCCACAAAAGAAGAACAAGATTTAAGATCTGCTTTTATTGCAGCAGGTGGTGGTCAAAGAGTTAACCCTGGTTTTTTTGATAGTAGAGATAGAATATCACCAGCAGAATTAAGAGCTGCAAAACAATTTGCACCAAAAGCTTTTAAAAAAGCAAGAGGCACTGGTGGTTTATTAGGACTTCTTTCTGGTGGTGGAATTTTAGGAAACATAATTAGAAGTCTTGGACAACGTTTTGGTTTAGGTAAAAAATTTAATCAACCAACTTATGATATGAGTCAGTTTAGTGATTTAGGTTTATTAACAGATAGAGTTAATCCAGATTATTATAATGATTTAGATAATGAACTAGCATTATCAACTTTTTCTACTCCAAAAACTGTTGCCCCTTTTCCATCAGGTAAAACACCTACATCAGTGAATAATCAAATAACACCTTTAACTATATTTGATAATCAAGTTGCACCTATGGGTTCTAAAGTTAATAAGGGGATAATACAAGCTCTTGCTACTGCCACTGTTCCAGAGATTTTAATGGATTTTACTAATCAAATAGAAAAAGGTGGGTTAAAAAAAATTATTGATAGTCCTGATGGCGGTGTTACTTATGGCTACTCAGATCCTATAACTGATGATGAACAAATGTTTGTTGATAACGTAGTTGGTAAATTAAATTTAAGTGCATAATGGCAAAGATAGTACAAGTATTAACAAGACCTAGTAGGGAATATGATCTTTCTACAGCAGAAGCTCAGGTTAGAGATCTTGATGCTATTGTAGAAAAGTTAAATACTACGTTTCAAGAAGAATTAAAAGATGAAGTAGAGGCACAAAACTTCTTTTTAAATTAATGGCAAATAGTTTTATAAATAAAAAGGTAGATTTAACTACAACAGATTTAACAACACTATATACAGTGCCTAGTTTCAAAGCATCTGTTGTAAAATCATTGTTAGTATCCGAGGATGCTGGATCAGGATCTACTATAACTATAACATTAGTAAATGCTAGTGGTACTATATTTAACTTGTTTAAAGACAAAGCTATAGGATCAAAAGCCACAACAGAACTCTTAACTAATCCTCTTGTAATGGAAGAGAGCGAAGCATTAAAAGTACAAGCTGCTGACGCGAACGAGCTGCACGTCATAGCTTCAATATTAGAAATACAGCCAAGAGAGGTAACAACATAGTGAAAGATATACCAACAATAGAACCAAAAGAAATTATAACAACAATAACTAACCTTAAAACAGGCGAGGAATATAAAGATGACTCTGAGTGGAAAGCTAAAGGAGTGCCAGAATCTGAGATAAGAAAAGATGTCAGAGTCATCATGCCAAGTCTTGATTTATTCGGAGAAACCAAATAAGATAGTAAAACTATGGCAATTTCAAGATTAGATATGGAAAGACAACTTAGAAAAGATGGTGGAGTTTTAACATTAGAGGATGCTAAAAGAATGGCTCCTCCTGGAGAGTCTTTAGCATATATTAATCCAGAGGAGGCTGCGCTTTTAAAATCATTAGGTGGAGCAGGGGAAGATGTAAATGGCACTGGTATTAAATCATATTTTATTAAAAAAGTTTTTAAAAAAGCTAAACGTGCTGTAAAAAAAATTGTTAAAAGTCCTGTTGGAAAATTAGGATTATTAGCTGCAGCAACTATTCCTTTTGGTGGACCCATGGCTGCAGCAAGTGGTTTATTTGGAAAAGCTAAAGGACTAGGTTCTTTATTAAGTGGACTAGGAAGTAAAGTTTCAGGTATGAGCACGTTAGGAAAATTAGGTTTAATTGGGGGTGCTTCAGGTCTTGCTGGATTAATAGCGGCTAAAGGACAACAAGAAGAAGATGACGAAGAAGATTTTTATAGAGGTGAAGGTCTAGATATTGCAGATATTGTTAGACGTGCAAGAATGAATGATCCTGAATTTAGATTCTTACCACCAGCAGAGTTTACAGGTGCTTATGCTGAGGGTGGTAAAATAAAAGTTAAAAAAATACAACTAAGTGATTTATCACCAGATTTTAGAGAAGAATATTTAAGTAATGTAAAAGAAGGGTATGAGGGATCTGTAGAAGATTATATAAAAGAATTTTATAGTGAAGATGCTTTAGATGGTTTTAAAAAAGGTGGAAGAATAAACAAAGCCGAAGGTGGGATCATGAACCTTGGAGGAATGGAGATGGATCTTAGAGGTGGTGGATT